TTAAGTTACTTGCTATCTTCAGCGAAGAGCGAAACAAGAAAGACAGTTACTGCGATGATCGCTTCCTGTGGGATCACGATGCCAAAGATGGCCTGCGCTCCGACTGCAATAGCGCCAACGATACCAGTCACGGTCGTTTTCCAGTTCTTCATAACCTTACCTCGGATGATGGTAAAAACGTGCGGCGCTATGAGGATAGCGATCCGCGTCTTCAGCTTGACTTCTTCGTACGTGAGGATCGCGCGCTCGGCGAGTGTTAGCTCTGCAACCTTGTCGAGTTCCTCGCGGTCTACGGGTATCGGCTCAGCGTAGCGACCGTCGAAGGGAGTCCAGACGTCGCGACGTATTCGCGGCGGCCGTGTGATCTCCACTTCGTTCGATCCATTGGATTCGATACTCATGGTCTGCAAGTTGCGTTTGTATCATCTCGAGTTTGGCAACATCTACGCGGAGGCTCGTGAACTCGCTCTTGATTACTGCCATATCTTCGCGCAGTGCGACGACTGTAGAGAACAGCGCCGCACCCATTGCGAGGATAGCGCTCGCACTGATCCCGAGCATCCACTTTGTGAAGTTGTCGCTCATGCGTTATACCTTCGGGAATTGCGCCTTGATTGCTGCGCGCTTTGCGTAGATCTCGGCGAGGCGTGCTTCGTACTTCGCTACGTCTGCGGCGTTGTTCGCAGCCTTTGCCATCGCGAGCTCACCTGTCAACTCTGCGATGTCCTGAAGATAGATACCTTTGTTCGCGTACGCTTCCGCACGCTTGACAAAGTAAGGCGGCTCGAAATAACCAGACGCGACGAGCTCGTTCCACTTCGCGACGCACTCGTCCTCAGTCGGGATGCGTTCGTTTGGGTCAAGCCAAGTCTCAACCATTGATTCGTAAGTGCGGTGTGACCCTGCACCCTTCAACCCAAGTGCATTGACAACAACGCCGAAGTTAATCATGTTTGAGATCATGTTTGTTGCCCCGCGAGTTTGTATGCGCGCGCATTCAATACGCGCACGTATGCTGATGGATTGCCAGTCGACCACTGTCCAGTAACTGCGAACGTAAGACTGGTTGTAAAGTTCGGTGAAAGATATGAAAAGAAACGCGTGTCATATACGTTCGAGCCACCAGCAAACATCGTAGGGTTTGCAAACTCTTGCGCACGATATGCATCATTGCTGAAACTTGAAATCGTACCAAGTTGCGAGCCCTGACGAATAAAGAAGAAATGCGCAATGCCATATCTGCCATTGGTTCCACCAGCAATACTTGCAACATTGCTCGTCAGTGTGCTACCACCAATCACTGTATTGGTTGTAAAGTTGTACTGCACACCGCTCATGTTGTACGATTCATAGTAAATATCAATGCGTACAATTTCACCATCAGCAATCGTGTTGGCTGGCACTGTGAATGAAACAAGGTTTCTTTGCGTGCTTGTGTTTTCAGCGTCTTGTATTGTCAATGCATATGTTGTGTCGCCAGCTGAAATAGTTGCCCATGTCTGATCACCGCGCAGGTACGTTGTGCTCGATGCAGTGCCACTAGTTGCGAGTCGTGCTGTTGCAAATACACCAGATGCAATGTCAGCAGCAGCCAACGTAACGGCACCAGTTTTGCTAGCAACTGACAACACAGCTGTTTTGTAGGTCTGATCGCCTGCAAGATACGTCGTGCTGTTGGCGGTGCCGCTGCCGAGACGCGCAGTGGCGATCGTTCCTGTAGTGATCGCGCTCGCGTCGAGATTTGAAACTGCGATACCGAGCGTCTCGTTACCGCCGTTGTTATTCTCAGTTAAGGAGATACCCGAGCTCGCTACGAGCTTGCCGTTAAGATATCCCGCGGTCGTGTCGTTCGATGATACCTTCGCGACTTCGTCTGTATTGAGTGAGGTATTGGTGATGATCGGGCTCGCAGGATTCGTCGAGTCGACGCTGATCCCCGTTCCCGCTTGAATAGTGTCAACGGTTCCGCCACCACCACCGCCGCCGAGTAGGTTCTCTATCATGCGTCGTTGTCCTTCTTAGTCTTGAAGGCTTGCCAGTGCGCGGCCGGGTTGTCTGAGATAGCGATGATCTTAATCGTCGTATCCTGGCCGATGTCGATCTTGAACGGCGTGTCCTTCGTAAGCTTGAAACCTACGGTCGTCGTCGGGTTCGTCCCGTCGAACGTAATCATCGCGTCGTGTTGCTGAACTTGCAAGACGAGGAAGTCCGCGCCGTCCGGAGGCGTGATCGTCTGCGCTGTATGGTTGACGAGGGAGATCGTCTGCAGCGTGCCGAGGCGTTGTCCCGTGAATCCTGTAATGGCCATCTTTGTTTCCTTCGTGTGAGGTTCTCAGCTCGGAGGCCGTAGCCCCCGAACTCAGAAACTCTGATTAGCAATACACAACCGCGCCGACGTTCTGATCCGTTGCGTTTGGATCGAAGTCGTTACCGTTGTAAAGAACTGCGATAGCTGATCCGTACGTACCTACCGAGCCGTTGCCCGCAGTTGCGACGAGATCGATATAGCGCTTCTTACCCTGGAGGCTTACGTGGAAAGCGTACATCTTGTTGTCGTCAGTTGCGGACGGAAGCGCCGGGTTACCAGTCGCACCGAATACAGTCGCGCTGATATCAGCTGCGCCGCTCATACCTGAGTCGTCGCTTTGCTGCAGCTTGAGAGCGCCCATCGCAATATCTGTCGCGCCGAGTGAGAAGATAACGGCGAGCTTACCAAAGCCCGCAGTATCGATCGCAGTCGTAGCGAAGTCTGCGTTGTCAACGATAGCCGCAGGTGGCGTCACGTTTACGAACTTAACGTTTTGGAGTGAGTTCATGTTCTGGGTTCCTTATGAGTTTTGAGAAACAAAAGCTACGATAGGACCCGCAACACGTGTCGATGCCGTCGCGCTGTAGTTGCCTACGTCATGTACTGCGATATCGACGTACTCGGCAGCCTTCACATAGATCGTGTCGTTCTGGAAACCGAGCGATGTGTCCGTCTTGATAGACGTGCTCATGCGATCGCCCATCGACGCGGCTTGTGCAAGGTTACCGAAGTAGCCGAAGACCTGCGAGTTCGCGTCTGTGCTTGGCATAACGTCGACGATCTCAACTGGGAAGCCAAGGAAGCGCATGCCGAACGAGCCCGCGATCTCAGCTGCAGTCACGCCGCCCGCACCAAGTGCGAGGCGCTCGCCGCTTGCCGAGAATGCTGTCTTGTTGAAATACCACTTTGCACCTGCGCGCGCGTACGTCGGGAGCTTAGAAGCGCCAGTGATGAAGTCGCTCAGCGTAGCTTCAGAGAAGAGGTTGCCGCTGATAACTTGTGCGCCGCCGAGGTAGCCCTTGTGCGTGTCGTTCGTCCATGTGCCGCCAGCAGCTTCGAGGACTTGGCGGAACTTGTTACCTACGCCTGTGATACCACCGTAGGCCGATGTGCCGTCACCGTTGAAACCGGCTTCGTCTTCCTTCTTTGCGAACTGACGAGCGACCGAGTCTGCGAAACGCTGGCCGAGGTTGACGGTCGCGTTCATGTTGAGTTCTTCGCTGATGACTGCGAGCGCTGTGAGCTTCTTCGCTGTGAGCACTACCGAACCGAACGTCATGTCCGATGCTGTGTACGCTGTAGCTTCCGAACCCCAGTACGCTGTAACATCGTCGTTCGTGCGGAAGATGCGGATCGTCTCAGAACCCATCGGCTCAACGCGAGCGTTGCGACGGAATACGCCGTACTCTTCCTTGAGGTCGATGATGTACGAAGAAGTCTCTTCAGGTACGAAGAGGCCGCCGGTCGCATCTTGGTTTTGCGTGTGCGTCTTGTACTCAACGCCTGTGACGTCTGAATACTTTTGACGTGCGTTCTCGTTCGAGAGACCCGCAACGAAGAGACCAGTTACGTACGACTTGTAGTCAGCTTCGTTCATCTTTGCCTTAGCTGATGACTCGCCGACCTTTACTGTCGATGTTGACGGGAGCTCATTCACTGCCGTCTTTACTTCTGCGATGCGCTTCGCGTTCTTTGCCTTGATAGCCTCGAACGACTTCGCCTCGTTGACTTGATTAGTGAGAGTGTCGATCTCGTTGTTCAGCTCTGTAGCCTTCGCAACATCTTCAGCCGTAGGCTCTGCGATGTTGGTGAGGACTTCCAGCTCTGTTGACTTCACGCGGATCGCGTCAGTCAGCTGTTGGATTGTCATTGGTTGTCCTTTTGACGTGAGTTATGAAGAGCTCGCAGACGTTGCATCTCCATTTGAGCGCGTGCGCTCTTAGGCTTTGCACTGTCAATAAGCTCCTTAATTGATGAGGTCGCATTCTGCAGAGCATCGACGAGAGATGAGAGACGAGCCACGTTTGCCGACGAAAGCGTGCGTCCTTCCTTCTCGCGAATCTGTGCGCGTTCGTTCAACCTCGCGACAAGACGAACGACCTCAGCTCCGACGTCGTCGATATCCTGCGTGAGTCCCTTAGCGCTAACGATTGCAGTTTGCGGGTTTGCTCCGAACAAAACGGGCGACCACTCGAAGAGCGTCCCCTTGACGAGTTCGCGTGCGCCGTCCGGCGCGATGCGGTCTTCCTGCACGGAATACCCGATGCTGAACTCGTCGATAATACCTTCCTTGATATCAGAAAACGCCTCGCGTCCGCGCTGCGTGTTCTGGTTGAACTTAGCCTTTACGTACAATCCGCCGAGACCCTTCAAGCTATCAGGGAGTAGCGGATCGTTCGGATAGAGTTCACGTGCTTCCAACGTCTTCGCGACGGGTGCGTTCCAATCGTGCATCCACACGCCCTTCGGCATCTTGCCTTTTAGCGATTGCTCGAAGAAACCCGGGAGCACGCGGTCGCCCACGCTGTCGACGTTGTTAAATACGGAAACGACCGCTTCGAGGATTCCCTCGTCAGCGTTCACGGCCTTGATATGACAGGAATGAAGCGACTTCGTCAGTTCCATTCGATTACCTTCGTATGAGTTGACGCAACATGGCGAACGCGTTCGGATAGTTTTGCACCATCTATCATCCGCCCTGCGTTGCTCTGTCGTAGTCGATCTTGCGTCGTGCGCGTGTGATGCATCGGCAGTTGACGGCGTTCTTTGCTGAAAGCCCCGGCCCGGCTGGATATTCCGTCTCCTCGCCGCCCACCGTGAAGAGTCCGCTTACAACATTCTCCCACTGTCCATTTGCTCCGGCGTGAGCATCGCGCGCACCCGGGAACGAGATCCACTGTCTCACGATCTTACGATCGGGATCGGACTCGCGGTCGCTCGCCGTCTTCCAGACTGCGCTCTGCGTTTTACCTGTCGTCGCCGTCGCCGTTGTTCTACCGATCGCGTTAGCACGTGCGACGCTAATCTCGTCGAACTTCTTACGCAGCAATGCCGCGATCTCGTCAGCTGACAGGCCGCCGGACTGATTTAGGATATAGCGCACATCGTCGCGGATCGTGCCGATCGAGTCCGCGATCTTTTGACTGGACTCGTCGATACCCTCACGTCGTGCCTTGCCGTACTCGCCGTCCTCAGCGTCAACATCTTTTGCAGCCGCTGCGATCATCTCTTCGACGAGACCTTTGCGGTCGTCCTCAGTCGCAGCTAAGAAACGCGCCGTCCAGTCTTCGACGTCAAACGGGTCGCCCTCCTGTTTCGTCATGACTGCGCCGTGCGCCTTGATACCCCCGAGGATCTCACGTTCGAGCTTACGCACTTCTTTACCATACGACACCGCGATACGCTTCGCCCACTTCTCCGAGATATCATCAACGGCCTTGAAGTACGTCTCGTCGTCTAACTCATCAGATCGAAAGCTCGCGGACGAATCCGCGCCTCCCTTCGTTTGCACGCTCGTATCACGTGAGGCCGTTTGCATATCGTCGTCGTTGTTGTCCGTGTCGTTATCGTCGACTTCGTTAGCGCCCGCCCCCGTAACCGCGTCAAGCCCGAACGTTTCGCGCGCTTCGTTCAACGTCATGACGCCAACTTGGAATGCCTGCAATGCCGTGCTTCGTTGTGACTCTGCCGACGGCTTCAGAGCTTCGACCGTGCTCAGGTCGAAACCTACCTCGACGCCGAAGTCGGGGATCGCGAGTTGCTCGTTAATCTGGTCGGCGATCATATTCCACAGTGGAACGCGTACCATGTCCGTAAAGTCTTTCGACGCCTGCTCCGCATTCGAGTACGTCGACGACATGATACCCGCGTACGTGTAAGCGATAATCGGATGCACGCGGAACACGCCGCAGATCCGCGCCTCGTATTGTGAGAACGTCGACTCCATACCGAGTTCATTGTAATCAAGTGCCAAACGTTCGACGCTCTTCACTCCCCACATATGACCGACCGACCCGCGGCGCTCGCCGCCGTATTTACGCTTGAACGAACGCTCGGCGAGTGACACCTGATCCGGCGACATCTCCTCGTCGTAGATTACCAGCGTCTTAGGCATCGCGTCATTCTTGTGGATGCTGAAGATCGTTCCGCTCGCCTCGTTGTAAGATTCAATCGTCGACGATGCGAGTACAATCGGAGAGCCGCCGGCGTAGCTAATAGCAGGATCCACCCAAAAGCCGCGTATATGAACGACATCATCCTTTGGGATCTCCCACGTGGTCGAACCGTTATTGTAGTGATACGCGCGGATATTGCCGTACTCGTCGAGCACCGGCGCGAAGTTAGCATCGGAGTACGGCTTGAGATCGATCACCGCGCCCGCAGCGTTACGGCGTTTGTGATAGTAGACGTTCCCACCGATACATAGGTACGTCATCGCCGTAGCCATGCTAAGACGCCACGACGAGCCAGCGAAGAGAACTGAGACAGGGTGATCGTAGATGAAGCCCTCACCATCACGAACGGCGAGATACGCCTCCGGCATCGTCAGCGAGTACGCCATCGTGCATCCCTGCGCGACCGGGTTGTCCTTCCACAGTCGGTACGCCTGCGCGAAGTTCGTCACCGGTGTGAAGGAGTGTTTCGTGTAAGCTAACGTCGCGAGTCCCGGCAATTCGCCGCGCTCGGAGAGCTGCAGCTGTTTCTCGTTCGTTCTGAAGATACGGTCGAAGATACCCATGTGATAGTCTGTTAAGTGAAGAGAACGCCCGCGCCTTGATTCTTAACGGCTGCGAGCTCGGCATAGACGAGCGCGTCGACCATATCGTCGTGGTCCGAGATCGGAAACGATAGGAGCTCACGCTCGAAGTGAGGATCTAAGTTTGTCACGTGAGTGACGAGGAGTTGCTCATAGCGTGCGAGGACCGCATGAAAGCGCGTGACCTTGTCGCGGTCCGGCTTAATAGCCTTAACAGGTAACGACGTCTTTCGCAGTAGCTCTTGCACGACCGCGACTTGATATTGCACGGCCTCGATGTTGATCCGCTGCGGCTTCCACTTCGACGCGTACTGTTTCACAGTGTCGACGACTTCGTGAAAGCTGACCTTACCTCGCCACACGTCGACGACGTAACGGCGTCCCGATTCGGGATCGTAACCGACGACGACGATAGCTGTATAGTCTGCGGTTTCCGACTTGGAAATAGCAAGGTCCACGCCCATACCATAGCGCAGGCCAGACGGCACGCGGTCGCTCGGTACGTGAGTCAGATGTTCACGCTTAACGAGCGCGCCCTGCACGTCGATGAACTCAGCGAGGAACTCTTGTTGAAATACCAGACTCGGAAGTTCGTTACGTGCGGCTTCGACTTCCGTCGCGTCGATGTATGGATTCGCGGCCGTCGGCATCTGCCAGTATGACCACGTTTCATCGGTGACCGCGCGTTCTGACAAGGTATGGAAGTAATTCCTCCCCTTAGGCGTCGAGAAGAACCACGCGTCGCCCTTGTAGTCTGCAAGCGTTGGACGTATCGCCATCGTCCACGCCTCCTCTAAGTTTGTCACCATCGCGGCCTCGTCGATCACGACACGTCGGTACTTACGACCGCGGACCGCGTCGTAGTTATCAAGCGACCAGAAGTCGAGCTGGCCGCCGTTGATGTACGTGATACGCTTCTCGCTTTCGTTCGTGTCGGCGATAACCGCGGCGAAGTCTTTCTTCACCGTTCGCCAGACGTCCATCAGCATTTTGTACGTCGGCGCAAAGTACGCAGCCGGATCGCCTGTCGTGATACACTCGGCAAGCGCAGCCTCGGCGAGTACCGTCTTGCCCCACCGGCGTCCGCAGTTCACGACGTTGAAACGGCGTCTGTTGTTCCAGACCCGCAGCTGTGCGTCGTGTAACTCTATGTCAAGAGTGATCCGGCTCATCGTCTTCTCCACTGCGACGAGCACCGCCGATCTTTACTGTGAGCTCCTGCGTCTGAGTTACCTTCGACTCTACCTCGCTACGGTCTCGCCATCCGAGAACGTTCTTCGCAATGAAGATAGCGACCGAGCCGTTACCTTTCTCGATCCCACCGTAGGCGTGAGCGTCGAGAAGAGCAGCGATACGGCGTTTGCATGCCTGACGTACTTTTTTAACCGCGGCGGAAAATTCAGGGTGAATCGACTCCCATTCGCGAAGAGTCTCGTCGTGGATGCCCAGATGAGCGGCGAGCTGTTCGATATAGAAGCCGCCCTCGATCGCCTCGTTCATGAGGGGTTCGAGTTCTTCCCAGTCGTATTTCGTTGGGCGTCCTGCTGGCATATTGCAACCTTAGGGCATTCGGGACAATAGTTTTGCACCATCTGGAGATAGGGCTCCTGTCTCATGACGCGGACGATATCTCTAACGTCAGGAAACAAGACGATCTGATCTTCGACGGCTTCGACCGCGCGCATCACGGGTTGTCGCTCGCGGTTGAACTCGCGAGCGATCGACGAGTAGTCCCACGCGAAGCGCTCATGTAAGACGAACCAGACGAGATGACGTGCAAGGGCCGGGCGTCTGCGATGTGAACGTCCGTATATCTCGGCGACGTGGACGCCTATCAGCGCCGCGGCATGGTGTGCGATGACCTGCGCTATCATGGTAGCCTCAGGATAGCAAGTGCATCCTCTGGACTTGTCACGACGTGGTAGGGCACGCCGTAGCGATTGCAGCATTCAGCAAACCGTACCTGCGTTTCCGACGGCTTACCTCCGGGACGCTTGACTTCGAGCATCCACACGCGCCCGCGTTTGTAAACGGCGAGGTCGGCATGACCTGACGTCGCGTTGATGTTCACCACACGATAGGCGCTAAGGCGGCTCCCGTGCGCTGTGAGCGATGTTGACGAGTTAACCCTCACCACCATATACCCCGCGGCTTCTAAGGCCTTAGAAATCGCGGTCTGGATCTCGTGCTCCTTTGGCGGTGGCCCCTCGCCTGCGCGCTTCTTCTTTGCACGGTCACGGGATGCGGCCTCTTTGTCGAGATGCTCTTTCCATTTGCGAGCTTCAAGCTCTGCAAACTCTTCGTCGATGTCCTTCACACTGCCTCCTCGAATATGATAGAATGATGAGCCGTCCACGTTCCGTCGGCATGTTCGATCCACGTCCAGTCGTTGACGTTCGACTCATGCATGAGGGCGATCAGATCCCGGTCGCGCCTGTTCCGTTGTCGAGCGAGGTCGGCACTCGCGAGCACCTCGTCGGGAGGTACGATCCGACCTGCACTGTCTCCGGTTACAGAGTTACAGAGTGAAAAGCCGTTTTCCTTATACTTATTATTGATATTGTTTTTCCCTCTTAAGGAAAAATCACTTTCACTCTGTAACCGGAGGCCATTTTCAGCCGTTTGGACAGGTGCTAACTCGTTCGTTGTCAACGGCTTACTCGGTTCACTTAAACCGGTTACAGAACTTTTCGGGTTTTGCACCCCGAGCCACTCATCAAGGTGAGAAAGGTAGTACTCAGAAGGCATCGCCCGCCCCTTGTACGTACGCACTACGTAGTTCGTGCACCTTTGCGGGTTCCGACTCACCGGTCACCGAACGACCGATCGCCCGTATTTTGACCTTCCACACGCGCAGCGCCCGGCCGCCGTCCTTGACGACAACCTGAGTAAAGCCGGCTTTTGTGAGGGCTCTTCCGAGCTGGTACGTGTTGAGCCACGGTATCTTCGCGTTCTTCTCTTGGAAGATCTTGTCCTGAAGCATCGTCATGATCTCCGTATTCGACATGCCGGCCGCGGACTCGGTAGGCAGCGCTTCGACGTATCTCCATACGAGGTCATCGGCTTCCGTTGATACGGCGTAGTTCGCGTTCATTGCTGATATACGTTCGATGTCCTTTGGTGACGTCCAGTACTGGAACCCGGCCCGCTTGAGTGCGAGCGCCTGAGCCCAGACGGCGTCGACGTCGATACTGAAGAGCGCCCCCAGATCTACGAACCCACCTATCGAGATCACGGCAAAGCGCCGGGAGCCTGTCTCGTCATTCAGGAACGACCGACGGTTAACCGACCCGGCGAACGATCCCCTACGACGCAACGTGGTCTCAGCACGCCCATAGGCGAGCCGTACGCGCTTATCCGATGAGGTGATGAGGGATTTGATCTTCTCGGCTTCTCGCTTCGTCAGGGACTCGAGTTCGTCGTCGACGATGATGAGACTCCTCGCAATCGAAACGAGCGTGTCCCGGTCGTCGTTGATGCTGCCTTCGTAGTAGTGATCGTGCCGCAGATGCTCAGGGCAGAGGTAGCGTAGGAGCGTCGTTTTACCTACGCCCTGACCACCTTGCAGAATGAGCATCGTATGATTCGGCTTGTTATCGACTGCACACGCTACCGCGGCGACGATCCATTTACGAAAGATCAAGTCGTTATATGCCCGCTGCGCTTCGACTGGATAGGCCGGATCGGGAGGAATGAGGTCTAAGATCCTACCGATATGGTCTGTATCACCGTCGCGCCACTCGGGTAGGTTCGCAAAGTACTCCGAGATCGGATCGTACTCGGCGCTGAAATCGGAGTCCAGGATCTCCCAGATCCGGTCGCGTCCGATCTTAAGACCTGAAGAGCGCATCGAACGAAGCAGACT